CATTTATTCTTACCTCTTTTCCATTCGGGAATCTTATATTCATTCTCGCTCCCCATTTTTCATATACTCCTTTGTGGTCACGCATCAGAAAATCCAACGGGTCACCATCTCCTGACCATACATCATGATTACCTGCAATTAGATATAGCCATTCTACACTATTCACGAAATACTCAGATAACCTCCAAGACTCTTTGGCTGATGTGGATTGTTGTCCATATAGGTGAGAAAGACGACCAACCCAGTTGTTCTGAATATCACCGAGATTCCCAGCAAACAATCCTTCTGTCTTGTTGATAATATTTATGTATTGAATGATTTGTGCAATATTTGTTCCATCATCATCAACGTGAGGGTCGCCAAAATGGGCAATTCCTATTGGTCCATCCATATTAACATCCACGTTAATTAATTTCTTACTGCCCCTTCCTTTTACTTTTTGAGTATATTGTTTACTCCTGTGCTTTATAATATCTTCAACTGGTAAATCCTCAGTAATGGGGACTTCCTTTTTGAAGGGACTTGGTTGTAGTATTTTTGGTTTTAATGTTTTTCTATGACAACCATAACAAAGCCACATTTGTTTCTTCGAGTCTTTGTAATAGTTCCATCCATCCCTCCTTAAGTGACGAGTCCCACAGTGAGGACAACCGATAATATTATCATCATTGTCTGTAGTGAAAGTCTCGTTATCGAGATGTTCATTGATTCCCATTTATTCAACCTCATTAGTATCTTTAAGCTCTCTTCTTGCTCCCTGTAACTGCTCAGGAGAAAAACCTTGAAACATACCGACCACCCCGGTTTCAATTCTTTTTGGTCCACCTCCTAAAGTTCCTACTGCTTTTCCTAATTCCTTTAGTGATTGCAGAGATATATTCTCATCCTCACTAAAATCAGCTAAGTGCTTCAGAGAACGAAGTACATATTCGTGATTGATGCCTAGATTTTCTGCGACATCCTTTACACTCTTCTGTATCTCTTCCATAACTCTCCTTTGTTTTAACAGGACTACGGCTTTTTTCCTAGCTTTATCCCTATTATTTTCTTCAAAAGCTTCCATGTATGCTTTAACTGCGTCAGTTCCAACCGCCACAGTTGTTGCAAATAATTTTTCTTTATTCGTTGCGTTCTTTCTCTCTCTAACTCGTGAATTGGTGTTTTTAATTTTTTTCGAGAAAGTATACCTGTTAGGATGTTCTTCAAAGTTGGTATCCATTTGCGTCTTATCATTTCGTAGGAAAGTGCCAACGATAGTCCTAACATAACCTTTACTATGACTATAGTTTGGTCGGTCATGAGGATGTTTCAGCTTTTCGCTTACTTTAAGTAATTGAACTATCCTATTATCGTCTGAGTAAACCCAGTCACCTTGTTTACCCTCTCTCCAATTTTTAACAGGTTCAACGTCCTTGTGTGGGAATTCTTCAATATCATCATATACATAATGTTTTACCCTCTTTATCTCCCTGTATTCCATTTAATCTTTTTTATCCCTAAGCATTACTTCTCGTTCATACATCCTATAGATAGCATTTAGTAGTTCATTTACTGGTTTAGGGACTTTATAGACAGTGCCATCAACTTCTATATCTACTGTCATGCTTTCGGATTCATTATTAAAAGTTTTCCACTTATTACTATCCAAAAAATATTCTGCCATTTTTTCTAGAACTTCTGATTGTTCCTCCAAGCTTAAATCACTTAACGCTTCTATTTTAACTGCCATAAGAACCTACCGACAGCCTATTACATATATATATATTATATTATATATATTATATAATACTTTATTACTTTTTCTTTTGCTTACTTTTCTTTTTAGAGTCATCCTCGTCACCCGGGTCATGTGGACCTTCAAACTTAGGCTTTAATTTATCTATCTTTGCCTGAAGTTCCTGTAGTTCTTTTAACTTTTTATCGTGTTCATCTCTAGCCACTCCTGTATGAGCTTCTGGACCAGATAAATCTTTTGATGTAATAGTCATAATTAACTCCTTTATTTAAAAGAATGTAGAGGTTGCCCAGGTTATTTACAACAAAAATTTATAGCATTTTGATAGACAACCATATATACACACGCCCCGGTCTTTATGAGGTTTCTGATAATAACTTATCAAGTTAGAAGTCAATCAATACTAAACACCTTGTAAAGGAGGTATAACAACTATGAGTGTAAACACAGATAAACTCATGAAAGCTCTAACTATCCAAGCACACATGGCAGCGTGGGAGCGTAAAACACGTAGATTTGGTGCATCCCCTCAACAAACATCAAACTTTATTCAAGCACTGCAAAGTGACCTTGATACGTCTGATGACCAGAAATCCAAGATGAAAGCTATGCTTACTGAAATCATGAAAGAAATGCTTGTCTCTGGTACAGATGAAATAAAGAAAGATGATAAACCTTCCAATGAGCCTACTATCCTTGAGTTACAGGAAGAGATAAAGCTATTGCAGGCTAAGGTTAAGTAGAAGTTAGGTGGCAGTGTCCTACTGTCACCGCTTTTATTCTTTTTATCTTTTATTCCTTATTATTAATGGGATATATGTGTTCATACTATCTCATATATATATATAGGAAACCCAATAACATGGGCAATAACATACAGAGGCATATGAGTTCAGTCTATTAGTGCTAATCACACCTCTCCACATATTGATTAAGTGGATGAAGATTTAGTTCTGGTAAGAGTGGATTAGGCTGTTCCATCCCCTCTGTTCCCTAAAACCATAAACAGGAGGTCTTCATGTATAAACCCGTGAAAGATACCATCACTCGATATGTTTCTCCAGCTATCATTAAAGCGGTTGAGAGACATCATCAAATTGAATTGAACCACAGCGATATAAATGCTTGTTGGTGGGCAATCGCTAATACTAATCCATTGGACCTGAAGCGTTATAAAGGCGTTGGACCATCTGGACTCCGCAAGTGCAGAGATTGGTTAAGTGATTGGGTGACGATTCATGGATAAGGTGAAAGAAGTACTAGGCGCAATCATATTGGTTGTGCTTATGTATTTCTTGATGGTTATTATGTTCATTTTAGATGGGGCACCGTTCCATTAATGGATACAATGGGGAATGAGCAATTCGGTGTATTACTATTGCATGATGACGGTAATTAGCCCGGTATGTCATCCATTCCCCAAAATTTTCAAACTTGAGAGTTGCTTTGATTGAAGTAACTATCAGATTATCAAGCTAACCGTTAAACAAAGATAACGAACAGTTAGGGTATTCTCGCTTAGGTCTTCTCGGCTATTAAGCAAACACTTTCATCCTGTGGTAGGATAGAATATCAAATTTGCAGTCCCTAAAGGACAGGTCTGGTACATAGTATCAGATATATGGGTATTCAAGCTCTGTAACCAGAGAAAGGTGGAGAATTTGGTCTATCCTAAAAAAAGACCTAGCAGTGTGCGAACATTGTGAATTAGAGACGGGAGGTTACTGTAAGATTATCGTGTCTTGCAGGCATCGGCAAACGGGATGCCTAAGATGTGGATTAATTACCTATGTCTTTTGTATTCCAGATGTACTCAAGGTTATGTCTTAACTGGGCTATCCTTGATTGATATGAAGCTCTGTAGTAGAGTAATCTAACCAAAGGCGGGACAGAGCAACTCTCTAATTTTAAAACAAACAGGAGACAATAATGTCGAATACTAAAAAACTTAAAAGAGAGCATCCTTACACAGATGTGAGTAAATCTCATAAATGTAGACAGGTTGTTAATAAAGATGGAGATTTATGTGGAAAATTTATAAAGACGAGATTAACAATACAGAAAGATTATCCACCAACATTGTGTTATAACCACTGGAGGAAACGTGAACAAAACAAATAAAGAACTCGGAAGAGAACAAGGCGTTACATCAAGACAGATTAGTAAGTCTCGTAAACGTGGATGGATATGGAAAGATGGAAAGAAGAAAAAATATACTGCTCCTCAACCAGTGTTTCTTACACTAAAAGCATTACCTAAAAAGTCATCAAAGAAGACAAAGGAGGTGCGTGATGGCAAATAAAGTCATTTACACAGGAATATTTTTCCCAGATAGTGCTAAAACTTCCCCACTTCATGTTACATATGATTATAGTTTGGAAAAATCAAAGTTTCCCATTGGTATTAAAGATGGGCAACCTGCTGATGTATATATCTATGGAATGTGTTGTGCAGAAGATATGAACGCACTCTCTTGTTATACTTACTTTGGAGAGGGCTTGAAGAAACAAACATTAAGGTATCAACATGGTAATACTGATATTCCTTTACACATTACCTTGACTCATGGTGTGAATAAAGCACCAGTACAAGCAGGCATTATTTTATCAAAATATATGCTTGAGTCATACAAAGATAAACCCAATATGGACGGCTATGTTAAATTGCCTAAGTTAATTAAATGGAAAGGTATCTGGGGGTATCATGAAGTAACTGCTTGACTAAACCAAACCACATATCATAAAATACAGGAGATATTATGGATAAACATCAACCAATTAACCAATTTGAATATCAAGTCAATAAGAATGGAAGAGAGATACATATTTCTCGTACATTAAAAAATTGGTTTGATTTTAACTCTCAACAAGCCAAACCTAGTGCAACAGAATTTACTTCTGTTCTTAGGAATATATTTGCTCATGAATACATTATAGAAGAATTTGATGGTCTGCCAAATGGTGATGAGAGATACCACGATGAATATACTGATGCATACGACAGATTAAAGGTCATGTACGGATATAATTATGACCAACTTGTAGAAGGCGACCATTTATCAAAAATTCAACAAGAATATGGATTTGACTAAAGGATTGATGGTATTCATATATCATCTCCTGTGTGCGGGTGTGATAAACTAAACAACTTAAAGACAATTAAACCAGTAAGGCGAATACATAACCAAGCTGGATGAATTGGTGTGCGATATGGAAATAGAACACAAAGGTTGGCAAGTGGCGGTTGGCAAAACTGAGATTGCACCCGCATAAAATTTCGGGGTATTCGAGGTGTTAGTCCTATAGGCAACCAAGAAACTGGATGATTCCAAACAACGGACCAGTATACCCCGTTTTTGAACTATGTAGAGGGGGATGCATTAAGCATAGTAGTGGTAGGCAGTGGTGGAAGGGCTGAAATATCCTTTCGTGTACACATAGTTCATATTTGAGAGGTTTAGCAGACAATGGTACCTGTGGTCTTGCATATAAAACTCAGCCTTTTATCCTCTCTTTAGTATCATATATTAGTATCATCAGATATATCTTATATTACTCATAAAGATTTTCATAACCATAAACAGAAGGAGAGTTCATTATGAAGTACAGAATCTGCGCTTTAAGTGA